CTCTTCGTCTTCACCTACGTCGTGACGATCCTGCGGTGTGCGCCTACGGGCACGAATACCGCGCCACCGACATGCGATGAACTCGAAGCGGCAGCACGCGGCGCGAGCGAGGACGCGTGGGCAGTGCGTGCCGGGGTGATCTGCTGCTTGTCGTCGGCAATCAGTGACCAGCTACCGAATGGTACGAAGCTGTACGTCGACTTCACGACCGGCACACAGACGTTCGTCGGTCCGCAGGGCGCGTGTATGGGCTCGGCGTTGCCGGTCACGGTCGCAATTCAGAACGGCTGCTATCCGTGTGAGGTTAGCTAGGGGGCGACATGGCGACGGTCCGCGTTACGCAGCGCACGAACAAGGCATATCCGCTGCATTTGTCGCGTCCCGGTGGTCCGCTCGAACGACACCTTGAGTTGCGCGCGCTCGCCGTGCAAGCGGCGTCGAAGCAACGTATTCGTGAGTCTCCGCAACGTATCGACACCGGCAACCTGATCAACTCGATTCAGATTCGCATCTATTACCGGAACGGCATCCCCATTGCGCGCATCGGGACTGACGTCGAGTACTCGATCTATGTACATGAGGGAACGGTGTTCATGGAAGCGAATCCGTTCCTCCGTGATGGGCTGATTCGCGGGATGCAGCAATTCGCTTAATCGGTGCTACTCTCTGCGTATGGATTTCACAACGCGGAAGAACAAGCTCGATTTCACGGTCGACGGCGTGCAGTTCACCACGAAGAACGCGATCGCATCGGGCATCATCTTCAAACTGCAAGGCACCTTCGGGAAGCTCGGCGAGCAGGGGGCGGCGGCCGACAAGGGCGAAGCATTCGACGAACTGAAGAAAGTGTACGAAAAGATCCTGACGAAAGCGGCATGGAAGAAATTCGAACCGCTCATCGAAGGCGATTGCGACGACAAGTCGACGCCGATCGACCCTATGACACTCATCGACATCACACAGTGGCTCATCGGGGAAGGACTGGGAAAAGACAGTACGCCGCCGCAGGATTCCTAGCAGCATGGGCCACACATGATGAGGTGTGGCCGCTCTTCGACGGCTGGTGTGCCTCGCAGAACGTCGACCCGCTCGATCTGCCGTGGGATCGGTGTCTCAACCTCATCTACTTCTTTGCTACGCGAAACGCCTCAAAAGAGAAAAAGCAGGAATTCGACGCCGCGATGACTGAACAGACCACGGCTGAAACACTGCGGAAGATGGCGCTGACCAGGAAAAACGCCCTGAGAGCAACGCAGACGGCCGATAATGCACCGGTGGTACCCGAAGGTACACCGGATTCGCGTATGGCTCGACGTCCGGGGCTACCGCCGCGCCCGGCAGGGTGGGGAGACGACGAGATGGCGACTCGACAATCACTCGTCGTCGCGCAGGCACTCAAAGTAGGGTGATGACTACTCCCATAAGTGCGGTAGCGTAAAGGGGCCGCTACTGGGGGAATCATGTCTGACGCACTCGGCACTGCATATGTGGAAGTCGAACCCGACTTTTCGCAGTTCAATCGACTGATCGATGCGCGGATTCGAAGCGCGATGCGAACGCTCGAATCCCGCATCAGTCGTACCCTGCGCGGCGTAGAGCGTGAATTCGCTTCGTTCGGTTCGGAGGCGGCGAGCGAAACGGAATCGGCATTCCGAGAAATGGCGCGCGATGCCGACGACGCCGCCGACGACATGATCGATTCTATTCAGCGCGTCAGCGGTCGCCGTGTCAAGCTCGATCTCGATATCGATCGTGAAGGCACCTTCTCGCGGTTCCTTTCGTCGATCACCGGTGTGCGTCTTCCGATTGCAGGATTCACCGCACTAGGTACGGCTGCGGCTGCGGCGGCCGGTGCTGTGATCCAACTCGGCGCAGCACTCGCACCTGCGGTTGGCATTGTTGCGGCGCTCCCATCTGCGGTCGGCGTCGGCGCAGCCGCCATCGGCACACTGCAAGTTGCCACGGCCGGGTTCAGTGACGCGATGGCTGCCGCGTTCGAAGACACGGAAGCCTTCGACGCCGCAATCGAGAACCTATCTCCGAACGCGCAGGCAGCAGCACAAGCCTTCCGAGAGATCGTGCCTGAGCTGCAAGCACTGCAAGACTCGGCGCAGGATGCCTTTTTCGTCAATCTCGACGAGGCGATCACCTCTGTTGCAGCATCGCTCACTGGTCCGCTGTCCACCGGCATGACCACGGCGGCCGGATACGCCGGAGATCTCGTCACGGCGCTACTGAACGTCGCTGGTTCTCAGTCCGGCATCGACTTCGTGACGTCGAGCTTCGAGTCTCTGAACGGCGTGCTGTCACAGCTTGCGGCTCCGGCGGCTGCGCTCTTTACATCCCTGCTCGATCTCGGAACGGCAATCAATACCGCCTTCGGCGGCGACGCGGCTGTATCCGGTCTCGCGGCGATCGTGCAGCAGCTAGCAGACTTCATTGCGCAAGCAACGGCATCTGGACAAGCCGTGGCATGGGTGCAGAATGCCATCACGGTCTTTCAGCAGCTCGGCGCGATCATCTCGCCCATCGTCGACATTCTGCTATCGATCGGCTCGGCGGCGCAGACCACCGGTGGCAACATCCTCAGCGTCTTCGGGCAGGGCATTCAGGTGTTCGCCGATTTCCTCGCATCGGCGCAGGGTCAAGACGTCTTGATCACGCTCTTCGAAGCGCTCAATCAGGTGGGGCAGAGCTTCGGCACCGTACTTACAAACATCGCTCCGGCGCTGCCTCCGATCATCGAAGGCATTGCGGGAATTCTTAGCGTAGTCAGTCCGCTACTCGGCCCGCTGTCGCAGCTCGTCGGCTCCGTGCTGACAGCGCTCGCGCCGATCCTTGGCGCTGTCGCTGCTGCGATTCAGCCGCTCATCGGACCCTTGACCGAAGTGCTCAATTTGCTCGGTCCGATCCTTGTTGAGGCAATTACAGCATTGATGCCGATTATTACATTGCTTGCCGACCTGCTCGGGGGCGCACTTGGTGTCGCAATTGAGCTAGTTGCATCCGTTTTGAAGGCACTTGCCCCGATTTTGACGACCGTGCTCGAAGCACTGACACCAGTCTTCGATGCCCTGCAACCGCTCTTCGAAGTACTTGGGCTGATCGCCGATCTCGTCGGCACCGTGCTCGGCCCGATCATCGAAGCACTCGGAACGATCTTGCTGTGGCTCGTCGAGAACATCATTCTCCCGGTCGTTATCCCGATTCTCGAAGATCTCGCCGACTTCTTGACCGTCATTCTTGGGACCGCGATTCAGCAGCTACAGCAGAACTTCCAGCTGCTCGGGGACGGTATTCAGATCATTTGGGAGTTCATTCGTGACCTGATCATCTCACGTGCTGAGGAGATTGCGCAAAGCTGGCAGCTCATGATCGCGCTCTTTAAGGCCGGGTGGACGACACTCAATACCGTTGTGTTCACGCCGCTCAAAAACGGCATTAACACCGTAAAGACGGTAGTTTCTAATGCTTTGTCTGGAATTAAGGACGGATTTAACAATTTCGTCGGATATGTGAAGGGCATCCCCGGACGCATCAGCGGCGCGCTGAGTAGTCTATTCGCGCCGCTGGCTTCGGGATTCAAGTCGGCGATAAATTCGGTCATTCGGGGATGGAATAACCTCTCCTTCTCGATTCCGTCTGTCGACATCCCCGGACTCGGGTCGGTCGGCGGCGGCACGATCAACACCCCGAACCTGCCCTATCTCGAAACGGGCGGCTTCACGCAGGCACAGGGACTCGCCATGCTGCACCCTGACGAAATGGTGTTGCCGCTGACGAACTCGAACGGCATCAATGCACTTGCAGCGGCACTACGTACGGCCGGAGTCGGGAGCGGGGGCGAGCAGCCGATTCAAGTCGTGGTACAGATCGGCAATGAAACCATCACGAGTATGGTAGATACACGCGTGAATCAAAATAACCGGACGCTGACACGCCGCGCCCGCGCTGCTACGGGAAGGAACACCTGATATGGCAACGTTGACGGCGACATATCTCGACGATCTTGGGCGCGTGCGGCTCGAACTTGTCGACGGCGAGCCGGGTGTCCGTTATCGGGTACAGCGCTCTACAGCCACCGACCCGACATGGATGGACGTGCGCGGCGGGCAGTTCCTCTCGACAACGTTCACAACCATCGTTGATGACTACGAGTACACGCCGAACATCGTCAACACCTATCGACTGATCGAGCCGGTCTTTTACGACGCCTTCGACCGGGCGTACCCTTCGGCCGGAACGCTCTCACTCACCGGCAGCTCGACGAGTTACGCGTCAACGCCTGACACGGCATCGCTCGACTTGACCGGTGATCTTGACATGCGTGTGGACGCCACCATGACATGGGGAGGCACTCAGCAGGCGCTCATGGGTAAGTACGTCACGACCGGTAATCAACGTTCGTACCGTCTCACCGTGGAAAGTACGGGAAAGCTCCGTTTTACGCGTTCTCCAGACGGCACTGCAACCACGGGAATCAACTCCACGGTGGCCGTGCCGGTGACGAGTGGTCGTCTGGCCGTGCGTGTGACACTCGACGCCGACAACGGCGCGGGTGGACACACCGTCACGTTCTACACGGCTGCGAACGGCGTATCGGGGCCATGGGTGCAGCTCGGCACGCCGGTGGTGACTGCCGGGACGATCACGAACTTCTCGGGTACCGCGCCGGTCGAAGTCGGCTCGTCGAACAACGGTGCTCTGCTCCCCATGACGGGACAAGTACACGCGGCGCAGATACGTTCAAGCATCGCGGGAACCATCGTCGCCAACCCTGATTTCGCTGCGCAGGCACCGGGAACGACGAACTTCGTCGACTCCGCTGGCCGCACGTGGACAGTGCAGCCGGGAGCGTCGATCATCTCGATTGCCCCGGTTCCCGGCACCACGTGGGGGACGGCGAACACCGGGCAGACCTGGAATCTCGGCGGCTCGTCGAGCGGGTTCAGCGTGTACGTGAACAACGGTGTTGGCGTTATGACGAGTTCGGCTCCGGCCGGGCAAGTCGTCGAGCTGTATACCGATCAGATTCCCGGTGCTGAGGATGCCGAAATCACGTGGTCGGCAATCTATCCGAACCCGGCGAACCTGCTTGATCAGCCGGTTGAGTGGGGAATCGGACTGCGCACCGCAGATTCAAACAATACCTACGAGTCGAATCTTCGGTTCCGCACCGACGCTGATGACTATATTGTTGAGCTGCGGATCGGAAAGTTCGTCGCCAACGTATACACGCAGCTCGGTACCACCGGTACTATTGGCACCTGGATTCCGGGCATTCCGTGGCATGTGCGCTTCCGTGTGCAGGGATCGACGTTGTCGGCGCGTGCATGGCAAGACGGTACCACCGAGCCAGCTAACTGGAATCTCGTCGTGGTTGACACGTCGCTCGTCGCGGGAACCGCTGTGTACGCACGTGGCTACAAGGGCAGCGGCACCGCCTATGAGCAGTGGTTCGGACCGATCGAGTCGCACTCCATTCCTGAGAGCATTGCCGACACGGTCACGATCACGCCGATGCAAGACGGCGTGTTCCTGAAGTCGCTGACATATCCCATGCTGAACCGAGAACTCGACTGCGTCGACTGGCAGGAACTCAGCCGGTCGTCGCGCACGGCATTCTTCGATATCAAGGGACGTCACGAAATTCTCGGCATCGCCGATGTCGGTTCGTCGGCGTCGTTCTCACTCACCTTTATCTCGCGCTCGAAGGCCGAGAATCGCGCCATCGTCGCACTGCTGACGTACGGCGGCGTCATGCTCTTGCAGCCCCCGGGGGACGACGAGAACGAAGAATGCCCGACACTGTTCTCCGGCATCCCCGAGGGTTATGTCATGGTCGGCGACTCCGTACAGTCACGTACCGTATACGGTAAGCCGATCTGGCAATGGACGGTCGAATTCACTCGTGTTGCAGCTGCGGATGCGTCGAGCATTGTCCCGACCGTGATCACGTGGACGCAGCTATGGGACTTGATCGGGCCCGAAGGTACTTGGGAAGACGTCTGGGCTACGTGGTCGACATGGCAAGAACTGTGGCTCACGCCGGGTAATCCGCTCGCTTTCGGAGGGACAATCGTAGGATGACCGATCGTATTAACCGCGATCTCGCGGCGCTCTTGACGCCTGCGCCTTCCCGGGGTGTGCAATTCTCACAAGGGAAAATTCTTGCTTGGGATCGTGAAGAACTGCGGAACTCGATCGAGTGGCGCGGCATTACGCTCACAGACATCCCCCTCGTCGAAGGGCTGAACAACCTGACATTGAAGGTCGGCGACATTGTCGGTCTCATGGGATGGGCACCCGAGAACGCGAAGGGAGTCGGCACGTGGTGGATCATCGGCAAGCTGTCGAACCCCGGTGAATTCATCGCTGACTTGACGTTCTATCTAGGGCAAGTACGGTTCCGTACGCCGGTAGACGAGTACGACCAGGTGTACTTCGGCGCAGACACCAGCGACATTCCGTTGACGATCCTGTACTACGGCGATTCAAGCTCGTCTAAGGCACTCGTCATTTACAACCGAAACGTGATCAGCATCCGGGATGTCAACGGAAACGAAGTCTTCGGGACCGATGGCGTATCGGGATACGGGCTGTCGCGGCCGTACCTCAACATCCCGTTGTACCCGTCGTCGGGAACCTCCGTGGGCACCGGTGGTCCGTTCTGGCCGCAGTTCACCAACGTGAACTATCAAGAGGTCATGCACGGCATTACGACGCTGTGGCATCCGCGCATCCGCGTCGGAGTCGCGACGAGCGTCACGAGCGGCAC